TCCATAACTTTATTCTTTTTAAGAAACGTAATTAGTTTTTTTACCTGTTTCATATTTTAACTTAATCATTTTTTTATCTACCTTGCAATCATTTTAAAAAATTGCCCTAGATTGCGTGTACGTGGTATATATAACACCTACACCCTACAAATATTGACTTTTCATATTCAATATCGTTGAAAATATTCGTTTGAATATTTCTAAGTCAATATTTGCTTAACGGGCGTAGCTGCACCTTCGGGGGCAAGCCCCCTAATAATAATAAAACAAAAGAAAGAGAGTTAACAATGTCTAATCAAATAATGTTAAAAGATGCGTGGACTATGCTTAATAGTCGTGACATTAGCATCAAGGATTACTTAGTAAACACTAAGATGCGTCCAACCACTACTACTTGTAAGAGTGATAAGGTTCGCAATAACCTTGCTGAGAATGTCACATTAGGTTCTATCAGCGGTAAAACACTTCAGTCCCAGAATAAACTATATTCTGATAAGAAGTATAGATTTATCTATCTGATAACCCTACGATCCGACAGTTGGACGAGTGCAATGTTCCGTCCGTCATTAGAGAAATACCTTGCATTAAAGAATTTGCAAGTTATCACCGAAGACGGCGAAGGTAATCCTATTGCGTATGAATCTTATCCATACAATAAGGATGAATCAGTTAATCTGATAACCTTGTATGTCCAACCAACCAACGATAATGTTGGTGAGTTAGAATTTGACGATGAAGTATAATTATCGTTAATCTAACAGTACTATGGTATCAGCAGAAATGTTGGTACCATAGTGCAACCATCGGTGCTATCGCATCGAAAAACTTTTTAAATCATTAGAATTGCCGTATGGAAAAACGACTTGCCATTGGTTTAAGGAATAATTATTATAACTTATGCCGACTAATATCACAACAGATCACAACATCATATCAATATACCTATATCAGTTAATCCACAATGTTAGTCGGCAAAGATTTTTATTAACAACAAGAGAGGTGCAAAAATGCCCGTAAACTACATAAAGCGATATGCTATGAAAATAAAGACAGCGTACAAAGGTAAAAACGCTGGATTTGCATACGCTTGCATTAATAATTACCTAATGAATGTACTCAAGTATTTAATACTTAGTATAGCAACAATAGTAACAAGTATAGTACTATTTGTACGATTTGATACGAAATACTCTATGTTTACAGCAGAGTATATGAATACCATATCGTCTATAGCACTAGACTTATCTTTATGGTTTTTCTTCTTTATAACTATATTGTTTGTCCTAAAAGTAGGGGAAATGATATACGACAGTTTAGAGCAACTAAGAAAAGAGTTGTTTTATGACTGGTAAAAAAGAAGATAAAAAACCTAGAAAGAAACATGTACCATTGCCAAAGAACATTGACATAAATCTAAAGTTTGATGATGAAGTCACACTAGACTTCGAACCATTCAATGAAGTAATAGATACTTATGTTAATGTTAAATCTAAAACCATTAGTATAAAGGTGCTAAAAGATGACTAAAAAAGCAATATATCACACAAAGTTGCAGCATTCTACACTATTTAGCGATTGGTTTAAGCATCAATATAAAATTGATTTGAAACCATTGCAAAAACAAGCAGATAACGCATACGATCCAGCGTTAAATGTAGTGTGTAGCAAGATGTCAAAACCTTTGATGTGGGCAATATACTACAAGGTGGTGAACAAATGAAAAAAGAACCACTTCGAGTAGTATGTTCAACATGTAGAGTAACGATAGCAGAAAGCGAGTATAACTATGAAAAACAACAATACAACTTTGTAGTCAAAGAAGAATGTTGTGATGATAGTTTAAGTATGCTATCAAAATCAGTAATGAACGATGTTCAAGAGAGTGAAAAACCAAGTTTAAAAGATGAGGCTAACAAAGGCGATTATGAGCCTTCTTTTTATTCTTGGGAAGTCAATAGATGAACAAGATAGTGTATAGCGGTTCTCTCTTGCCGCTATATGCGATTTAAAAGGGAAATAATATGATTAAAAAAATATTACATTGGTTAGGTATTAAAAAAAGTAATAACGAAACAATACTTGAACTAATAGAAGAAAGACTTCAACACGGTGCTATAGAGCACGGAGAAGAAGTACCGTTAGACGGTACAAGAGATCACTTGCAAGATGCTATCGAAGAAGCATTAGATATGATAGTATATCTTGCAGCAATGTTAATTGAGTTACAAAGTAAAACAAAGAGGAGACAATAATGAGCTGGAATGATGTAAACTTTACAAAGCTTAAAATTAAGTTTGGTAAAGCTATGAAGAAAACGCTTGGTTCAAACAAAGACGGTTCACCAAAAAAGGTGCACGGTTATGGTTGGAACCAACTTAGTAGTGTACAAGATATGTTTAGAAACTATGCAACTAAAATTGAATTACACGAAAAGTTTAAATCAATTATGGAACATACTAATATTAAAAGTATCAAACTTGAATACAACGGATACGGTGATGACGGTTGTTTGGAAAACGTAGAATTTCGTGATGAAAATGGTATGCAAATACATCCATCGCATATAATGAGACATTTTTATATGCACACACATCACGGTGAAAACGTAAACCCAGAAACCGTAATTAACTATTCGTTATGGGAAAGTGATGAAAATACCAGAAGACTAAGAAAACACATAGAAGAACGCAAACAATATCTTATAGATATGGAACCAGAAGCGTTTGCTACTATGGATCTAGAAGATTGGTCTAATGGCGTTGTTCAAAGCGTTTTGGATTTAGGATGGTCAATACATGAAATTACAACAGTACCTAATACTGGTGAACGTGGTATTACATTGCGTAGAGTACAATCATATGTATATGATGAATTTACACACTTTGATACAAGAATTTTACAATTAATGTATCCAAGAGTACGCAAAGACGAATGGGAAAATGTTGATGAAGCATTTTATCAAATGTTGCATCCTGGTTGGCAAAACAATAATGGTAGTCAAAACTACTTTAAAGTAGAGTTTGATAATAACAAAGTTAAACTCAATGTTAACCAAGAAACAAATGTAATGGTTCAGGAGTCTGAGAAAACAGAAGTAATATTAGATGAAACACTTTCAAAAAGATTTGAAGGATTTTTAAAGGATATATTTCCTAAGAAAAAATCTTACGAAAGTGTTGAATTAGATATTTCTTTGAAGAAAGATCAACCAAAACTAAAGCAATTACACGATTTTATTAGTGATATGTTAGACGAAAAAGTAGAACGTAAAACTGAAGAGGTAGAGTAATGGATCCTCTTTATCATAGTAAAAGCAGTGTAAAGAAATGGGGTGGTACAGTAGACGACTACATTAAGATTCATCATTGGTTTGATGATTCTAAGCGTGGTTGTTCATTACCAACTCACAGATCAATGAGACATCATACAGAAGGTATTGGTTGGTGTATTGACGTATTTGGTAAATACATCACCAATTCTGATGGCAGACAAGTACCAGTAAGACAAATAGGCGAACAACATGTCGTAGAAGACATAGGTCAACTTATTTCAATGTCAGACTGGTTATTGCATATGTCATTAGAACCTTGGATGATGAAGGTCGGTAAACGACCAAGTGAACTATAGTCACATTACAGTTCCTTGTATTAAACAAGTTCCTGAGTGGCTTAAATCAGAATAGAGGCAACAACATTATTCAAAATAGGCGAGTCTTATATAAGGTCCATGGAAGCCTGACTAGTGGGTATAGTTGCCTCAGTTCTGAAAATATATTAGTGCAAGATAAAAAACAGTGGCTAGGTCCGCCACGGCAGACCATTCTTGCACTAATAATTATAATTAGGAGAAAAAATGAATAACAGAGAAATGGCTTGGAAAAAACGTAAAGGTTTGAAAGAACCAGAAACAATACAAGAAAGAATGAAAAAAATGAAGTTTAATGATCCTTGGTCAAAAAAAGGTATTGCTGAACGTGAAGCGTTTTCAAAGAAATATGGAAGAGCTTGGTGGTTGTTTACAGAAAATAACTCAGTAATAAAACACAAAGACCAATGGATATATCAATATTGGAAAATGGAGGACAATAGCAATGAATGAAGAAATGGGAGAGATATTTAAACCAATTACAAAAAAATTATATCCTAATAACTTGACAAAAAACAAGGAATATTTTGTATGCAATTGGTGCGGTAGTGATGCAGTATACGAAAAAGTATTTGTAAATATGAATACTGGTAAACAAGACTACAGTAAAAATGCAGTAGAATCAGAGTATGCAGGAGATTGCTGCGGAAACTTTGACTATCCATTAAAAGAATCTGAATGGGAAGAAAAAGTAATAGAAGATTGCAATGGCAATAAAGATAAATATATGAAAATATTAGATGGAGAAAGAGCATGAATGATAAATTAACATATCAAGAAGTATACGATAGTTTTTATACTATGGTTGAAAGAGATACTTACACTTGTAAACGATGTAAAATACAAGCTAAATATTCTTTACATACTTTTAAAAAAGAGTATAAAAACAAATTTGAAAAAATGGTAAAAGAAATATACAATTGGTATATCAGAGGTTCTCAAAATGATATATATATTGCAGATCTTGGTACATTTAGCGATGTAATGCTAGGCAAAGAACCAAAATACCAAAATCACATAAACCAATATAAATGGGGAGGACTATACAATGGAGGACATTAGTAGAAAAATGAAACTAAAAGAGTTCTTAGGTAAAAAACTTGAACACGCACAATCTGGTTCAACTTGGTTCTGGTTACACGGAATATACAAAGTAGAACAATATATTGGTGATGATGAAACGCTTGACGAAATAACAATGCAAGGCGAGTTCAATGAGGAAATAGATATTATTAAAGAATGGATTAATGAATGGAAGGAGATGAATAATGGAGGACATTAAGAAAACAATGCAAAGAACAGAAGCTTGGCACAAGAAAGCTTTTGCTTTATTGCAAGGACAAAAAATAGAACACATCCTGTGGAAACAATGGGATAAAGACAACACTACTGGATTAGTATTAATACTAGATAGTGGAGTCGCAATATTTGTATCTATGGACGACGAAGGTAATGGTCCTGGTGCTTTACATTGGAACACTGGAAGAGAAAAATCTATGCAAGTAGACATAGGTAATGGCGAAAGTGTTTTCATAGAACCAGACGGAATATTACCAGTAGGCGTTATGGAAACAGCAGAGTGGAGACAAAAAGAGATAGAAGCTGAAGTTGAAGCCAACAAACAAATGATTGCTAACAAAGTTGATGAAATCAATAATTTAGCAAACGAAGTAGAAGGAGTAACAAATGGGTAAACTATCTGAAATGGATGCAGTTAGACAAGAGTTAGATAAGCTAGATGATAGAAGCGTATCTGAACTTGCCTTAGATGCACAACGAAAAATAACAGATCAAATAGCTTTACTTGAAGACTTAGGATATGAATTTATGTATGTCCAAGACGGTAAAGGTAGTATGGTAACATCAATACGCAGAAAGAGAGGTGTGTAATGTCAACAAGATCAAACATCGTATTTAAAAGAACCGATAAAGAAGGTTTTAAAACAGTAAAAGCAGTTTATTGTCACTTTGACGGTTATCCTGGTTTTGTAAGAACTAACGAAATGATAGGTGGAGTTGGTTATGAATTACTAAATCATTTTAATACTCAATCACAAGTAGATGAAATAGAACTTAAATCTATTCGTTCTATATCTGATGCTGATATTGAATATATGGGTAAAAAAGAAGAATACGATTCATATGAAGATATAAAACAGTATTTTCGTATGACACAAGGAGATGTATGGATTGAATATATCTACTATTGGGACGGTGTTCAATGGATGATGTCTGAATTAACTTACTTAGATGTAGATAAAAATGATTATGAAGATACATCAATACCAGTAAGAACTAAATTCAAACCATTGGAAATTGTAATAAATGAAATTACTAGTACAATAGCACCAGATGATGAATAAACATTATGTCGTTTCAGTAGCAGAAAGTCATCCAGATCCAAACTATATAGTGTTACTTAAAATACTATCAGTTAAACACTATCAAGCAGCTAGAAATGCTGAATTTCATCCTAACTATGCTACAGAGGAAGAAGCTAAAATATGGCACAAAAAGTTGCTTGATCAACTATCAAAGGAGGGATTTACATGGAAAGTGGTCCGAGTAAAACCAATATAACTTACACTGACATATATGGTTATGAACATACTACAACAAGAAAGTATACTAAATTTCCATACGATATGTCTGAGTGTAAGTTCCTAGATCATGAAGACATCGATTTAGATGTTAGAAATCCTTTTAGTGGTGAATCTTACAAACTATCACCAGTAGAAGAAGCAGTATACAGAAAAATAATGAGAGCACAATTAAAATCGCCTAATTATTTTCTGGATCCTGATGCACAAAAAGTTGTACGCAAAGGTTTAGATTGGTTCAAATGGAACAATGCTAAAGCGTACATGAAACTATTAGATTAAGGAGGAGTCTATGTTGAAATTACTTCTATTGTTTGCATTGTGTTACGGTATATTATATGCTTGTAATTATGTAAATAAATCTGATAAATAATAACAATAATGCTTGGATAATTGAACTGGTAATACTAATTTGGTTGTCCAAGCTAACCAAAAAACGGAGGAATCTTATGGGATTTAACCTTAAAGATTATGCCTTAGTGAACGATCGTATTAAAGAATTTCATAATATGTATCCACACGGCATGATAGTGACTGAAGTACTAGAAGTCACACAAATAATAGACACACCAACTGGAGAACAATGCAATGAATACAGAATCCAAGCAAAAGTCACGCCCAATGTACTCGAAGTACCAGAAAGATACTTCACTGGAACAGCAGCTGAGCGAGACAATACTGGTTTTGTTAATAAGACGAGTGCTATGGAAAATTGCGAGACGAGCGCCGTTGGTAGGGCATTGGCCAATATGGGTATTGGTGCAGATTTTGCCATTGCTAGCAAAGAAGAAGTTGAGAATGCTAAGGCAAAACAATCAGTATTCAAACCTAAAGTTAAGGAACTTACAGAAATTGACACGCTTGCAAAAAAGTGTGAAAAAGCTCAAGTAATTCCCGAAGAAGCTTATCTAGCATATACTAAAAAACGTGAAAGCGGATTTTATGATACTGTTGCTAGAGTAAAAACAGCTAAGAAATACTTTGAAGATCAACTTAAGGAGGCAAAAGATGTCAAAAAAGAAAATGCCTAGTGAACATAGAATAGGTTCTATGCAACCTGGAGAGACAAAACATATAGTAAACGACTTTGGTACTTTTGTTTTAATTAGAATACCATTCGAAAAAGACGAATTACTAGATGTAGAATTAGCAGACTATGCTAAATCAATGGATGCACTTAGCACTTATATTGAAAGTATCAATCAAGGGCTAATTGACGGTGCACATGAACGTAATCAAGATCACGCTAATGACCAAAAGTAAGGAGGTATCATATGGCAATCACGGGTACTAAGGTAAAGTCATCGCAAGGTGGCGGCAATAAACCTTATTTCATTAATAAATGTAAAATTATTGCAGCAGAACAAATTGAATCACAGTATACTGATACAACAGTTAAATTAGAACTTGAAGATTCTACAAATGGATACAAATCTAATTTATTCTTAAATCAAAACTATGATAAAGATACAAATGGTGTAGTCCTGGATTTAAAATATCCTGACTTAGTTAATACATTGTATCTTGCAGCTGGTAAAGATTTAGAAGTATCAGACACTGGCGATATTAATTTAGATGTATTAATGGATTCTGAAATTGCAGTACTTAGTTATCAGTCTACTGGTAAATACAAACGCAATCTTTGGAACAGAGTTTCTTCTTGGGATAAAACAGATCAACTCGAGAAAGACTTTAAGAAATCATTAGAACAAGGTTATCCTCAAAACTTTCGTAAAGGAACATCAGAACCTGCCGTACCTGAAGTTCAAGAAAGTGTAAATGATGATGACTTTCCATTTTAATGACTGCTAAAACTATTGTTATCAATTGGCTTGACTCTTTAGAAAATGGTGAAGTATTCTTTACCTGGAACTTTGAGAGTCAAGTACCACATTATGGTAAAATCAAGTATAACAAAATACATACGGCAAGTACATATTCCAGAGCATTTAGAAAGTTGCGTGAAGAAAATATATTCACGGACGAGCTTATGGGATTTGCACTCAAAGAAGTTAAATCAGCAACTAATGGGAAAATAAAAGGATGGAAGAAGATAAATACTTTTTAGAACTAGTAGAAGGTGGTCTATCCGAACGTAACACTGTTGCTAATGTTAATACCTATCAAAAGAAAGTAACAAAGAATGCATTTAAGAATGAGATGTATCGTTCTTATTTTACATTTGGTAAAGACTTTCAAGAACATGTACACAATACAAATTCAGTAAAAGGATTCAACGGTATTGCATATATCGATTACATTATATTAGACATCGATAAAGGCGAAATACCTAATGATCATTTTATTGGATATATACAACAATGTGTATCTGAAATGTTTGATAAGGGAGTAATGGAAGAAGACATAAACTTATGGTTTAGCGGTAGCGGTTTCCATATTGAAATACAGAATGTATTTGGTTTACAGCCAAGCAGAGATATACACGATAAGCTTAAACTAACAATGAATAAGCATTTCGACTTTGCAGACAGCATCTATGATAAGACAAGGATCATTCGATGCAAATGGTCGTTAAACACAAAAACAAACCTCTATAAAATATGGATACCGTTGCAGCTATTGTCAGAACTAAGTATGGAAGACGTACAACAAATGGCAAGTAGCGAAGGCAGCTATATGAGTTATGTCAATAAAACACAAGCGAGTATGAACGAAAGTTTCTTTAGTACTTTATTTAAAGAACCAAGCGTAGAACCGTATTTACAATCTATGGTTGTTGCATCGCCTACTATTCAGTATGATAACAAGAATACCAAAACAGATTCAGACGTTACATCAGTAGTTTCTTGTATGCAGCACGTATTTAACGAAGGTCCTATGAAAGGTTCTAGAAATATGAAACTAATGCGAATGGTTAGTGCATACAAAAGAGCTGGTGTTCCAATGTTAGTTGTCCTCAATGGTATGTTTACCTGGGCAAATAACACAATGTCCGAGGAAGAAATAACAAGAACAGTATCAAATGTTTATGAAGGTTCTTATCAATATGGTTGTGATGACCACATTATGGCAGAATATTGCGATTCAAAATGTATTTATTACAAACGTAAAGACTATACCTTAGATATTAAAGGTGTAGATGCATTAGAAGATGCATTAAGAACCTATGTAACAAAACAGTTAGAACAAAACTCTATCAAGCTAGAAGATATATATGGCTCTAATCCATATCAATTTAGTCCTGGCGAGTTGGTTATATTCTCTGGTGATACTGGTCTTGGTAAGACTGCGTTCATACAAGATCTAATTGTGAAAGCAAAACAAAATACATTGTTCTTGTCGTTAGAAATGAACGAACAGCTTATCTTTAGACGATTTGTGCAAATTGCTACAAACAAACCTAAAGAATGGGTTTTACAACAATACAAGGAAAATCCAGACTTTAGTATTAAAGATAAGTTAGATCACATACAAGTAATGACAATAGCACCAAGGATAGACTCTATCAAGAAAGTAGTAGCAGAATATGAACCAAAAGTTCTAGTTGTAGATACTACTGACGAAGTTGAAGTTGATTTTGTAAAAGGTGAAATAGAAAAGCAAAACGTAGTTATAGGTGCATTAAAACAAATAGCACAAAAAACTAACGTAATTATTATTGCAATACATCATCTTAACAAAACATCAGCAGCTAACAATGTTATTAATCTACATTCTTTGAAAGGTAGTAGTAATGTTGTACAAAAAGCAGATAAGGTTCTATTAATTAAAGGTAATAGAAACGATCCAGCTAGAGAAATTACATCAGTAAAATCTCGTGACGAAGGTCAATTTAAGATGTTAGCTGCATTTAATGCAACGAACATGACATTTAAACAAATAAACGGAGGAAATACATATGTTGAAGAAATTGTTTAACGCACAATATGTAGATAAGAATAATATACAAAAAGCAGAATTGCGTTTGCTAAAGTTTATTGTTCTTTCAACAAGAATGGATAATAATTTTGGTAATCATTTATGGTTTGATACCAGATTCGGTCCAATGGAATTTTCATTTGGTCTCAGATACTGGGATGAATCACCAGAAGCTATTAAAAGATACGAGGAAGATTTCAACATCGTTAGTATGCAAGGAAATCTTGGCGGAAGTGACGCATAAGAATAAAGTACGTGGTAACAATCTCGAACGTGAGATAGTAAACGAAGCTAAGGACATGGGCATGTATGCAAAACGTGCCTATGCTTCCGACGGTAGATCATTAGGAAAGTCAGAAGTAGTTGATGTGATAGTAGAAGATACTACAATACAAGCAAAACGAAGAAAGAAAGTTGCTCAATGGTTGTATCCAGACTATCACGGAGACGACGTAGATGCAGTTGTTACACGTATGGATAGAAAAGAAGCTCTTGCTATAATACCATTAAAGAGATTTTTAAGATTATTGCAAATTGAAAAGGAGAATCGTGATGGATTTGAACAAGAAAGAAGCTGAAGCTATACTATCAATAGCTAAGAAGATTATTGTTGCATTAGAAAAAAATAACAATAAAATTGTAAGATCAACCGAAGATAGGTTTGATCACGATGATATTGATTTAACTGGTGTTAGAGCACCAGAAAAATGTGAAGAATGTAACGATTAAAGTTGTTTATTACCATAAACAAAAACTGCCCGCTTATGAAAATACATGTTTGGTTGGCTACTAAAACAAGACATAACTTAGTCGCTATGTCTTCGTATTTATGTATAGATAATCTAAAAGAGATTACAACATGAGCGGGCGGTTCGAAAGGAAAGCAAATATGGACAAAGTAGAAAAAGAAATGTTTTTAAAGGAAACAAAAGAACTTATAGGATTAACAGAAGAAGCAATAAATCTTTTGACACAAAAACAAAAAAGGTTAAAAGATTTGTTGCGTATTTTAAAAAAATAATTTGTTGCCGTATGAAAACAGCGTCAAGTCGTTGGATCTTCGTTAATCTCTCTCTGTTCGGCTTGACGCTTTACTTTTGCCATATGCCATTTAAAACTGTTATATGGTAATCCAGTCTGATATTCTACGGCATATTTAGGATTATTATATGTCTTGTACATATCACGCATAAGTCTACCACCTGGTGCATAAGTCCATAAAGTGTATTTAGTAAATGCTTCCCAATCACCATTTATAATACCATTTAAAGGAGGTAATATAAATCTACTAGCTGGAGGTGTAATAATTTGTAATGGTGCTAATTGTCTTATTGGATATTGACTAAAGAATGCATTTTTTCTAGTTTCTTCATCGCCAAATAAAAACTCCGCACTCTCTTTCATCCAAGACATAGGAGGTGCTAAAGCATATTCAAATATAGAGTATGCAAACAATGTACCTAATGCCATTGTCATCATATCGTTAGCAACTTGTCTTTGAAAACGTCTACTAGCTTCAAAATTAGGATGCCCTTCTACTGCCATCATATCTTCAAACACTTGTTTCCTACGTCTTATACTGTTCCAAGCGTATGGTTGAAAACGTGTCATAACTCTACCAAACGCTGTATTACTAAAGTTTGGTCTGTATGTAGCGTGATAAATAAACTGTGAACCTTCTACGCCTTTTCTTGCTGTGTCTACTAAAAAGTCGTCAGTTACTTTTATATTACCTTCTAGATCAGAATATATTTCTCTAGCTTTCAAATAGTGTGCTAAAAACGCTTTACGTCTTAAATGTTTTTCTGTAGTAGACATAAAGAAACTACCTTTATCCATAACGGCTTGACTTACTCCGTACTGATTAGCTAATTCTTTTACAGTTTTATTAACATAATCATCAATTTGTTTGTTTATTTCTTTAGTATTTCCAAATAACTTTTGTGATCTTGTATGTGCATTTACTTTTTTAACTAATTCTTTTAAAAACTTTTTAGCATTTACTGGTTCATTTGCTTGTATGTATGCTAATTCTTGCAACAAATTACCTTCTAGTAGTCCTAAAGAATCAATCATTTCATGTATATCTTCTTTATTTTTTAACTCTCTAAACTCAAACTTACCTAGTTCTTTATTAAATAATTTAAACTTTTGACCTCTAAATACTTCATTTATTAGGTATTTTTCATCAAATGCCTTAAAAAAGTGGTCAAAACCAGTATCTGTAATAATATTTTGATAACCTCCGTATACATTAGTAATAGCTGCTTTAGGCGTAAACAATAATGATAACAATTCAAATCTACCTTCTAGATCTGATATATATTGTGCACGCTCTACTAAAGCTTTATGTCTTAATTGTATATCGTCTGGTAATTTAGGAAATAATTTTTTACCTGTAATTTTACCAAAAACACTAGATACATTGTTTTCTAGCTTTAATGCAACATTACCAACACTTTCATCACTAAACCATTGTCTTGGTGTCTTGGTAATATTTAATTTATCTATGTTTTCATCTTTAATAAAGTCGTTTAAGTTTTTTAAAGTCTCTTTTTTTAGATAAGTAGCATATTGTTTTTTAACAAGTTCAAACATTTTTTGTTTTAAATTTGCCATTTCAACTATTATTTCTTCTTTACGACTTTCATTTTTAACATCTTTTAATTCTTTGCGTAGCTCATTTAACTTATTACCATTTGTAGACTTGTAAGCATTAACAATTAATTGACGTTTTTTCATACGTTGTTCACTTAAAGTAGGTATAGATTGTTGCTCTAAATCATAAAGTAGTTTTTTGCTCACAACATCTAACTTTCCAACTTTCCAACTTTGATCAAATCCAGATGCTTGCCATTCTTTTAATAGCTGCATTTCTTTAGCCGTTACACCATGCACTTCTAAAACTCTTGTTGATGGGAATCCCATATAACCCCTAGTAAAATCAATCATTGTAGTATGCCATAATTCAGCATTTTCACGCATACGTGGATTTTGTCTAGCTTGTGTTAAAAATTTATCTAAATAAATTCTACTATACATTGCACCTATATTCTGCATTAATCCTCTACTTAAACTATTCATATAGTCTAATGGTACATTACCATCACTTCTCCAACCAGGCATAGAACGTTCTAAACGTGATCTTGCGTGAGTTGTTGTACCCATACCAGGATAAGGATTTTTTCCTTTTCTAGTGCTTACTTGATTTAACATGTCCATAGCATCTAAATCTATATAAGGATTTTCGTATTTATTCATACCTAAAAGTTTATTCTCTAGTCTTTGGTATTCTAATTCTTTTGCTTCTTTAAATGTAATTAATCTATTTTTTACATCATCACGCAAATTAGCATCTACTAATTGTAGGTAATTCTTTTTCTCCATAATACGTTTTTTCTCAGAAGGTAGCCAATTCTCTTCTAAAAACTTTTTATTTAAATTAGTATCCATTTGTCCCATTTGTGGAAAGAATCTATCAGAAACACCATCTTCAGCAAATTTACCAACTTCACTTGACCACTCTCCATACTTACCAGTAAAGTTTTGTATATCTTTACGAACTTTATCTGCCATGCTTATAGTTTTCTTACCAACTTTAATTTTGGTTCTGGTTAATGCACCCCAATCTAATGAACCACCTTTAGTTACGTATTCAGAATATTTATCAAGTATATGATCACGTAAATTTAAATGAAATTTTATCCAAACAACATCGTCATAATGAAAATGATTTTTCTGTAAATCAAATCCTGTTTGTTTGTCTGCTTGTAAACGAACTGTTTTATCAAACCATAATAATCTACGAACTTCTATAAGTCCGTGTTTATTTAAAAACAATTGAGCCATACGTTGTTGCCAATATTTTGGATGAGTTTCTGGCAATGTTTTTTTACCAAAAAATTCTACAGGGAATAAATTTTGTTGTGCAAATAATTTATCTATATTTTTGTAATTACTTTTAATCATACTATTCAAAGAATATTCCATAATAGGTTGTATTACTTTAGTTCTTATTATATCAGCATATTCTACAGCATCTACAAATTCCTTGTTTCCGTTTTTATCTATGTAATAAAATTTTTGTTTTATCTTTTTTAATTCTTTTTCTGCTTTATCAAAACGTTTCAACAAATCTACTTGTTCTTCTACAGTTGTTTGATTCTTTTTAGGTCCAAGATTATCATTACCAAGTGTATGTTTAACTGCTGCATATTCCCATAATGCTGGTCCATGATCTTTATAACCTTTTTGAGATTCATTTAAAACTTTTTTAATCAAACCAACATACTTGGTATTAAAGTCTGATAACTGATTAGCATTTACGTGTAATCTGTATATTGTATCAGCAATAGTTTTTAATGTAGAGGTAGGTACGCTAATACCATACTCTTCCATTTGTCCAGTCTTTTCGTTGAATTTTAATACCCTGTCAAATTGTAAACGTTGTTCATAAGGAGCAATCTCTCTATTTAATCTTTGATAAATACCTAAAACCTGGTCTAACCCCTTAGGATCACGCAAATGTGCTCTACTTGGATTTAATATATTAATTTCATTAGTAATTAATTCAGACAATCTAGAAGGTTCTAACTCTTGTATATAAACAAATTTGTTATTTGCTTTTTCAAAAGCTTCTCTAGTAGCAAATTTTTGTATCTTTTGTGTTTTTTCATTATATGCATATATAAATTTATCAGAATCTTTTAATATCTTAGCTTCAGTTTTATCTGCAACTTCATTAATTGCATCTTTATTTCCTTTTGCCCAGCTTTCTACATACACTTTATATTGCTGCGATATAGCCATAAACTCTTCTTTTGTATTTTCTTTAACACGTTTTTTGTAAAACTCGTCAAAAGTATCTAAAGGAATATCGTTAGTTATATCTGCTTTAATTGTATTTTCTGCTTCTTCTAACAACTCTTTGTTTCTTTTAATCTTTGTTAACACATCTTCTTTTCCGTACTTATTATTCATTGCTTTCATAAAGAAACCAAAACGTGTACCATCTATGTTCTGCATAAAATCAGATACTCTATCTACACGTTTTAAGAAGAATGCATATTCACTTGGTAGATTAAACAAGAGCTTTTCATTACCAACTGCTGTTTGTGAATAAATTAAATTTCTTAATTCTTTTAAGTTTTCTCTTAACTGAGGAGTTTGCGTTTTCTTTAAAGGTTGTAAGCTTTCTATCAATGCGTCAAGTTTTGCAGGATCAGTTAATATATCTAAATCAATTAAGTCGGGAACCATTTTCTTTGTTTTTAGTACAACTTGTTTACCGTCACTTTCTACTTTAGACTGTCTTCCGCTTGGTGGGGCATTTAAATCGTCCATTACAACTTCTTCAAATTTATCTAAATCTAACTCTTTACGTATTTCTTTAATTCTTTTCTCTCTTGATTCTTGAGAAAGTTTTAATGTTTCATATCTAGCTCTAGACATATACTCTTTATTTTTAGCTCTTATAGCCCAAGTTTGTTCACGATCAGGCAATTGCCCTGTAAACTCTCCCTGCAATGCAGCTCTTTGTGCATATAAATTTTCCAACTCTACATCTTTATTAAAAAACTCTCCAAGTTTTTCTTTTTGCTGTTTTTCTTTTACTAATTCATTGATTTTACTGTTTACTGATTTTAAAAATTTAAAACGATTTTCTCCTCTAAATCCTACAAAATCAGATTTAATCAATGGAGTCGCTATATAAAACATATCAAATAAATCTTCTACTTTTTCAAAAGCTTCTTTTGGTAATGGCTTACCTTCTTCTTTTCTTCTATTAGATAACTCCTGTAATTGTTCTCTTAATATTACTTTGGTATAAGCTATTTGGTCTCCATAAGAACGTCTATTATGTTTTTTAAAATACTTTTGGTCGTTGGTAAACGATTGATATAATCTATTACGCTGTTCAAATGTAAGCTCTACAACCTGTGTAATAAAATCATCTACAGATTCATTAGTCATTTCTAATTCTTTCATAGCGTATTCTTTAAATTCATTAGACTTTCTTAAAGCAGTAGACAAATCTATAACTTGATTTAGTTTGTTCCATAAAAATGTTTCATACTCAACAATGTTGTCAAACTCTTTAGGATCTAATCCTTTCATAAAATGCTCAGAAAAATCTTTTATTCCTACTTTGCGATATATAGGATGATTTTTTATTTCAGCAGATATGTCCTTTAAAAGTGCTACGCTTTGTTCTTTACTAAATACATTCCAAGGATTTAACTCTAAACGCAATCCATTATATTGTTCTGCTATTAAAGTTAAATAAGATTTAGCACCATCAGTTTTATCTAAATAGTTAATTACTGTTTCTTGTATATCTAAAGGCATATCTGTTTTACGTTTAGCACCAAACACTAATTTGTGCATATTTTTAATAGCTTGTCTTCTGTCCATCATTGCACCAGACTCTGCTCCTTCATACATCCACTCATACATTCCACGCATTTTACGTAAAGCAACGATAGGTAAATCTATATTAGCAAGATCTGCTGCATCAATATAACTGTTTAATAATACGTTTCTATGTATAATTAATTCATTGAATGCATTTAAATAATTTTTACGCATAGACTCACGCTGTACTTCTGTAGTACGAGGAGTAACATCTTCTAATTGTTTATTAATATCTAACTCTAAACCAATTAAATTAACACCATTAGTAATTAAACCAATAGAGTCCTGAGACATTGTAGCAATTTTACCATTTTTTAATTTAGTAGTAGTATCTAAAATATCTGCTAAATGCTGTTCTCTTTTTTTATTACCTGGTGGTTCTGCATTTGCTAACTCTTTACCAATAGCTTTATCTTTTAAATCTACAGTATCTTTCTTTCCGTCTTTAATACGAACTAACTGATCTTGTATCATAGATTGTTTGTATGCAGCAGTCAATTCTTTCGGTAATCCCCAAAACATATGTGCAGAGTCAATGTCTTTATCAGCACCAGACATCATAAAATCGTTATATTCATTTGTAATTAATGATATACCTTTACGTGTTTTAGCAAATCCTACAAACTCTCCTATACGAAAACCACCATTACTTATCATAGGTGAACGTATAAAACCTACATTTTTACGAACAAAATCATACTCTTCAAAATCACGTTGTGATTTCTTGCTAGAAGGATTTTCTTTCATATCTACCCAAGTATCCCAAAACTTTCCAAGTGTCATTGTTTTTTCGTTTTTCTTACCTTCATATACAGTTATTTCAATAACATCTCTTGCACCTTCATTCATCATAAATTCGTCGTTTGCAAGACCTTTCTTTGCTTTAGAGTACTTTTGCTTACGTCCACTAATTAAAACGTCATATAACCCTAATTTAGAGCTATATGAATGCTTTATGCGTGGCCTAGTAAGTCTTTTAGCTACATATTGTTGTATTCTATCATTAATATACTCTCTAACTCCAGGTCTTAAATACGTACCAGGATCGAAATTAGTATCTATTAAATACTCTTCTACTAATTGTCTATTGTAAGTATTTTGACGATATTCAGTCCATTCCTGCATAGCTACTTTATCAAAATCAGATAAACGTTCTATTTCTAAAATTTGTTTTACGATGCTACGAGCTGCTTTGCTATCAGGTTTTTCAAAAAGTATATGATCTAAAACTTTTATACTTATATCATCTATCTTACCTGACAATTCTTTTCCTGCAGCAAATTCTTTTTCTGCAAGCATTGTTGCTTTAGGATCTCCAGCTGATGCTTTAGCTACAAGTTCTTCCCACTTTTTCCAATAATTTCTACCTATTTCAGTGTTAGGATCCATTTCAAAGGTATTCATATTAGACATAACCTGCTGCAATAGTTTTTGATTACCTATTTTATTAAAGTTTTCATAAACATTTAAATTCAAATAGTTGTCTTCTATTCTAGATTTAAATACATTCAATTTACCGACAAGTTCAAACTCTTTTGTTTTTTCATTCCAACGTACTTTAGTTGGTTCTACTCCAGTCATTTCTTTAATACCAGAAGCATAATGTATTTTATCTAGACCATGTTTATCTGCAAAAGCTTGCCAATAACTATCCATAGTAAAATCAGCAGTCTTATTAATTATTTGTCCTTGAACGCCATATTCAGGTCTAAACAATCCTAATGTTTTCATTACACCTGTTCTAGGATCGTAACCATAATTCTTTATAATAATATCAGCTAACTTGTTGTGTGTCATTGTAACACCATCTGTACCAGAATTATTTTCTTTTAATGCTTCACCCATATTTTTTACACTACTAGGCAAATCTTCTATTACAATATGTCTAAAAGTAGCACCGTCATATCTTGAAGTAACATTCATATCTATTCTGCTTAAAGCTTCATACTCAGGTATTTTACCAAGTTGATTAAAACTTAGTTCATTAAACTTGTCTTGCAAACGGTATGTATTAGACTCTATAGTTTCTAATACTTTCTTATTATGTTCTTTTACACGCTTTATTAGCTCAGGATTATCTTTTTCAAATTGTGCATATCTATCATTATTAACTTTACTAGAACGCTCACCATACAATGTAATATATGTGTTTTCAAATATTGGTTCCATATCAATATCTGTATAACGTTTATCGTTTAAAAATCTGTTAATAGCATCAACATCTAATGATAGTTTAATGTCTGTAAAATTTTTAGGATTAAAAGTTTCTGTATTAATTTGACGTGTTTTTGTAATGTTTTTATATCCAATAAAATATGCTGGATCTAAGGCCATTTCAATACCAGAATGATGTTTAGTACGTTTTTGGAATTTAGTTACACTTTCATAAGGTTCTGTTTTAACCCATTCACGTATCAATTCTTTAGTAGGCATTTCTCCTAATCTAATTAATCCTGTTTCTTGCATACGCCACATTAAAGTAGCAATATTACTTTTATATCTAGCTTTAGTAACTGGTATTTTTAATTCATTAATTAAAAAGTTATTCAATGCTTTAATGTCTTTTAGCTTTGTGCCTGTTCTCCAAGGATATGCTCTTACTTGTATTCTACCAGTTTCACCGTTAGCAGCGTAAATAAATGCACCTTCTTTTTCTAGCTGTTTAGCCATATTAGTTAATTGTTTATTAGTCATATGTTCTGCTAATTCTAACGGCCTAATACGCTTACCTTTGCTATCTGTTTTACCTTCAGGTATATATCTAAAAATATCTACAGATAACGGTGAAACATTTTTAACTCTAGGTCTATTTTTATATTGATTAGATTGATGATCCCATATACGTTCTAATATACGAGTAGTTAAATAATCATAATCGTAATGTAATGTATCTCCCTCTTTAGCATTAAAATTATTGTTTTTATTTACACGGCTAGAACCATGCGTAGAGTTACCTGCTTTATCGCCACCTATAGGTTTATCGTAAATATCAGTTTCAGGAGCTTCTTTTTCAAGCAATGGATCCATTTCTTTTTCTTGTTTTAAACTTTTTTCACCTACTATGTAAACTCTAGATATAGGAAAACGATCAATGTTTTTTAAATAATGCGCAGATTGTATTAAATCTCTTTGTTGTTGTTCATTAATATTAATTCTATATTTTTTTACAACATCTCTTACAAAAGTGTTTACATCATAATTTGCATCGTCTATAGTCTTTTTAAACATATTGTGCAAATCTTGTACACTTGCACTTTTATTTTTACGTTTAACTTCAATAAATATATCTTTTAAAGATTTCTGTTTAGGCAAATGTTCAGACAACGGATCAACTTCTTGTACCTGATATTCAATAGTTCTACCATCTTCTAACGTAATAGAGTCTAATCTAAATTTTTTTTGTTCAATATCTTTAGCAACTTGTTCTGTGTCACCTATTTGTTTTTCTGTACGATTAGCTATGATACTTTCTTCTACTTCAGCTTTTTGTTTATCTAAAGCATCATACATTTCAGATAATATTTTTTCTTTAGCTTTGCGATCTGTTTTAGCTTTTTGTTCCATTTCAGGAGTAATGATACCTTTTTCTTTTAACTCTTTATATGTTTCTGCATAAGCCAAAACAATATCGTCAAATTGAGTAATAGTATAATCTATCTGCTGTTGTTGTATATTTTTTAAATACCTACTCCAATATGCTTGATACTCAGGAGTTTCGTTTTGATACCAAGGTTGTTCGGTAAGCCATTTTCTAGCTTGTTTCATATTATAATCTCTTGGTATTGCATTCATAGAGTTGTATATATCTCTAGTAGCTCTATTCTCAAAAGATGCTCTACTGTTTACACTAAAAAACGCAGCTAATAATGTTTCATATATTTGATCTTCTAATGGTAAATCATTAAGTTCTGAAGTAACTGTACCATAACCTACTCCTGCACCACCACGCATAATAAAATTAATAGTGTTATATTGGTCAATTCTATTTGGTTGTGTTCCTAAAGCTTTAGCAAAACTACGTACAACATTTTCACCAGAAGTTCTTACTATCTTATTGCTGCTACCTAACATTCTACCAATGTTTACATACTCACCAATACCTCCAAAGATTGCACCTGCTACAGCTCCATGAACACCAGCTAAAGCCATACCTTTTATACCTTCGCCTCTAGTACCTAAAGGTTGTGCAGACATAGCCATTAATAAACTTAAGTGTATAGATTGATTTACAATGTTTTCTACAGCACCTTTATCTATGTACTTACTCTTAAGTATCCCTTTATTCATATACTCTAAGACTCTTACATTGTTATTGTGAAGTCCTTTAGTAGCTTGTTTTTGAATAAAGTTTGCTGCTAAGCCAGGAAAAGATACAAGACCATACAAAGGTTGTCCTGTTTGAGGATCAAAGCCAGTAGGAGAACCTTTCATTCTAGTAAGTCTAGCCATAGCATCCATACCTTTTTTAATCTTTAGATTGCTATTTTCCCAAGACTGCGAACTTTCATCTAAACGATCAGCAATTTTTGCTATACGTTCATTCTTACTTTTTCTAGCTTTTTCTCTTAAACCACGACTTACAACACCTGCTGCAGCTCTACCACCAGTAATAGTAGAAACTACTAAACTTGGTGCTAAACCAATTAAGTGTCCAACATTACTAGCTATACGTTCTGCGGATGTATCAGGCGTATCTGCAAAACCAAAAGTTGTAAAACCTTCAATTAACCCAGATACCGTTTGTGCTAAAATACCATCAGTACGGCCTTGTCTACCTTCTGTAAGAGGTAGTCCTGCTTCATTAATTTTAGTCTCCATAAAACGCAGACTACGTGTATCAAATGATGTAGGCGTACGATCATAGAACTGTTTAAGGCCCATAGCAAATTGAAATTCATCAATTCTACCGCCTTCAAGTTCATTTTGAAGTAATTCTATTCTTCTATCTAACTTGAACATTTTTTATCGCTGCAGTGCAGACATCCAAGTATTGATTAATTTAATAGATTCTTGATAATATTTTTTATCTTTATCTATTTGATCTTTAGGAGTGTTACCAAATTTAGTATTCTTCATTAACTTTTCAGCCATAGATTTAGCCTGTACAAGATCCTTTAACGCTTCTTTTTGACGGTCTCTATTAATACCACCAAACTTATCTTTTAAAGCATATTGTGCTTGCAAAGTAACCAAACCCAAAGAACTTGCATAAGCATTTTTTTGTGCTCCTGTATATTCCATTCTATTGTCTGGACTTCTTCTTAACAATCTATCTCTAGGTACTTGTTTATCTACACCAGAAATAATATCTTCTACACTTAATTCTGGAGTTTTGCCTTCTCCAAGTATAGCATCCATTGCTGTCATTTTTTGATTCTGAACAAGCATTTCAGCATACATACCTTCGTTTTGCATACGAAAAAATGTATGCGCTGCATTCATTTGATTAGGATCGTTTAAGTCAAACATTCCATAATAAGAATTTAAACCGCCCTGCATATCTTGATTTTCTTGACTAAACTCAGGACTTACACCAGCTGCTTGTTCTATTGCTTTGTTTACTTCTCTAAAGTCTTTTTCTTGTTTGTAAAACTCATCGTTTCTTCTTAGTATTCTTCTTGTATCTGCATCGTAAAAAAAATCATCTTTTTTAGCTTGCATTTTATTAGTACCTCTATAACCAAATCCACCACCTGGTAATTTTTGAGTAAAGTAATTTAACCAGCTTTGCTCTTCAACTTCGCTATTTGCATCAGCACTATATTTTCTAATATCTGTATTAATGTCTATAATTTTTTGATAATTTTTTTCTATATGTTCGTGATCTCCTATTTCCAAAGCATGTCTTATACCTTGAATAGTTTTAGCTCTTTCAGGATTTAAATTAAAATATTCATCCCTATCTTTAGTGTCTTTAAAATCTATTATTTTTTCTCCACCATATCGCTCTAAACTTTCTTCAGTTTGTTTGTCCATTCTTTCTAAAGAATAATCTTGATCTACGCCCATTCTTTCTAAAGCAAAGTTTTGTCCTTGTTGATTTAATCTCATTTGAGATTCTTCACGCAACTTTAACTGTTCTTGAAAGGTTGGTTCACGTATATCTTTCATTAATCCTGACAAAGAATTACCAGCCATAGATAATGCCTGTAAAAAATCTGTTTGATAATTTGCCATTATTTTTCCCCCTGTGCTAAAATTGTATCTGTACTAGGTAATACTACTCCACTCTGCAACGCTTGTCCTCTTAGCTGTCTTTCTGCTGCATCTAAAGTTTCTAGTCTATTTTCTAATGCTTGCGAGTTTGCTAGTAAACTAGATTGATTTTGTATACCTATAGCTTGTAATCTGCTAGTAGGATCTCCTATTGCTGGATTTTCAAAACCTGCTAAGTTAGTTCTACCATACCCACTCATTTCCATATCATAACCGCTTTGTGCATTAGCTACGGCTAAATTTTGTTGATTAAATTGCAATCCTGCTGCAACAGCAGCATCAGCTCTGTAATTAGCATATAATGGTTGTAAATCTCTTATACCTTGAGATGTTACATTTCTTACTTGATTTTTACGTTCTTGTTCTGCTTTCTTTTGAGCGTTTGCCATTACGCCACCAACGACAGCACCTACTACATATCCCCACGCCATTACGATACCTCCTTTTGACTACCAAATGGTTTAAACTCTAAATTAGGAGAAATAGCTTTTAACCAATTCATTTCATTGAAATATTGCGCATATTCTTGAGATGCTTGTTTTTTAACTGCATCTACACGTGCTTCCATTTCATCATAATTTTGTTGCTCTCTATCTACATACGGTTGTACAACTTTGCTACGCACTGGTTCTTCAGGCATAACAGCCATATGTTTTTTAAAATATCTATCATAGTCTTCAAAACTATATTCATCAAAAGGTGCCATTGTTTTCTTACCTAAAACATCTTTAATAACTTTTATTTTTTTATCAGTTGTTTCAGCTTTATAAAATTTTTGAAAACTTTCATCATTTTCAAATTTTTTATATAAACTTCCATGTTTTACTGTAGATTTTAAACCACTTCTTAATGTTTGAGACTCTCCACTTATTCTTCCCCAGGCGTGAGCATTTCCACGTTGATAGTCTGTCATAAAATCACGATTAGCCATTATGTATCTCCTTTAATCTTTTTATTGCTGTTACAAAATCTTCTACACGTACTGGTGTTTGTTTATACCAACGTGAATGTCTACCTGAATCCTTGTCTGCGTACATTATTTCATCAATAGCACGATCATACTCTTTGTGACATAAACACCTCCAAGCAGTAGGAAACTTCTTTGTCCAACTTCTACCTAGTTGATAATTAACAGATGTTAATGCTATAACAATATGTTCATCATCTGTAGATAATATACTTGCTTGTTTCTTAGCTGCTTCTAGTGCAGTAGTAATATCTTCCATATACCACTCTTTAATTTTGTAATCATCTACTTCAGTTCCAACAGGGAAATCTTCTTGTTCTTGTTTAGTAAGTAAATGCCCAACTCCACAAGTAGGTTTTCCTAAAGTATCTAAATATACTTCATTCTTATATCCTTCACGCAACTTCATGTGTGCATAAAGCTTTTCATCAAATTTAGGTTTTTTATTAATCATCATGGTTTATACCCAAACCTTGAACCAAGCAAATTCATTGAAGTGTCAAATGCTGTTCTAGCTATTGTTCTTTCATTACCAGCTATGTTTTGATTGTAAAAATCTAAAACACTACTAACTCCTTGTTGTCCATAATTATAAATACCTTTTCCAATATTATAATTCATATTTAAATAATCTTGAGCTATACCAGGACTTCCAGTTAAAGGCCCTTGGAATATAGCAGGACCAGCAGGTGGATCTTGCGGAGTACCTGTATTTGGACCACCAGCGTTTACAACTCCTGGTGTTGTTATGTTTTGAGGTACTGTGCCAATAGTATTTACTTGAGGATTAGGTCCGCTATACAACTGTAAGTTTGATTTCAAAGTAGGACTATATCTAAACGATCCAGCAGGAGGAGCAGATTCTTCAACAATATTTAATACATTTGAA